TCACCTTTGGTGAACAATCGCGGGGGCGGCGGGCATACATGCAGACATGCGCATGTGCGGAATGCCGCGATATATCAAGGTGTTGCACCTTGTGGCTGGCGTGGACGGGCTAATATGAATATGTGCATATGTTGATGAAAATAACGCCCGCGTCGGGCGTGGCGCGGGCGCTTTCAGGCCAGGTTGAGGGCGGGGGCGATGTCAGGAATTGTTATGTTATCGCGTGGCGCCCCAAACGATGTTAGCGCATCTTACATTGATCACTCCCTTCACGCCGCGCCATGATCAAGCTCAGTGCCGCCTCGGCCTCACCCCACGTTATAGACTCCTGATCAAGCCTGGGTCGAACGAATTCGCGACGCCCCACCGTGCAAGCGCTAGCCTTGGCGATGAGTTCCCAGATAGTCGCGCGCTGGCGCGTATCGTATAGTTCCGCGCGCGCCTTATGCAGGGCCTCTGTGGCGTCTCGCGCCTCGGCATGATGCACCCGGACATCAACACCCGCCCAATACTGGGCACTATCATGTGCCAGCGCCAGATGCTGGCACGCGCGCCTGGTCCACCACAGTGCCGACACTAGATCACCTTGCGCCTCACACATACCGGCAACACGCCGCGCGTATTCCGCCGCACCCCTATGCAACGCCGCACCGCCAGGTTCGCGGGAATAGTCGTGCGGCATGGGCGGCCCGCCAGTTACCGGAAAGTCCGGCATAGGATCGCGCGGAACACTGGCCAGGTCACGCGCCGACACACTGGGCGCGGGATTATCCGACACTATGAACCATGCCGACAAAGACGGGACATATGTCCATCCGTCACGTGCACGTGCCTCAACTTCGGTCACACTGTGCCAGGTCCCAATTTTCTGGACACTGCCCGCCTTATCCCCGCGCAGCCACTCCAGCCGCGCGGGGCGCCAGTTGCGCGCCTCGGGACGACCGAGGATAAGCACACAGTCTTCAGTCGCCAAGACACCCGGAACACGGCGCTGAATTTCGCGGAAAGCGGGCAAGGGCAGGATGAAAGCGGGGCTTTCCTTGCCCAACCAACACCCGCGCGCCAAGATAGGCGCGGCGCCCGTCCATTCCGTGATATGCCGCGCGGCTTCAACCTGTGTCCAGTCACGTGACGGCCCAGGCAATTCAAATATTGCCAGTTCATCCGCGGGACCAGAATAGCCATGAACCCCGGGGGCTTGTTCGTGAATGTTCGCCATATCTCAATACTCCCCGAACATGAAAGCAACATCCGCGGGCGCGTGACCGAAAGGCAAAGCGTCATAATCAACACGGACCTTGCGCCTGATCTCGGCGCGACCGAACCACGGCGCATCCTCGCGCCACCAAACACGTTGACGGATCAAGGACACCTCGCACTCGACATATACCAAGTGCAGCGCGCCGTCCCTCAGGGCGGGAACATGGTCGCCGTCCCATACCCTGGCCACATAACCCGGACCATAAGCCGGGTTGGCATATAGTGCACGCGTGGCGATCACCATCTCGACGAAAAGCGGCTTAGGACGCGCCTTGAACTTTCCCAAACTCATCTCCCGACATCCCTTTGCTGAGGTGGCATTAGCGCCACGCCAGGAGACCTAGCGTATCCGTTAGGCCGCGTCAAGCCGCTTGACGGGGAGATAAAATACACTATTCATACACCCAGGAGAGGCAACACGGGGAACATGACAGAACACAACGCCGTCAAGGACAATGAAAATAGACCCGGCGCCATGCACGCTTGCAGGAACGCGGCCTCTTGTAACAATCGCCCAGGGGCGCCCGAGCCGAGCCGAGCCTATGCCACCATGTAGAAGTTCAGCCCCGAGGCTGACAGCGGGCCGATCCGATCCTGTGCCCCTATGTAGAAAACCGAGCCCCAATCAACCCGAGTTGGTTCAGGTTTCATAGTCGTCCACACCGGGCGGGGCAATCCAGGACGTGACCTCGACCTGCTCATCGTAGGCACCTTGGACCCCCACGCCCGCCTTGCGCTTGACCTGTCGGATAACACCCTCGTTGACGGGTTCCAGCACAATACCGCCATCGAACCCGAGCGGGTGATCTGGCGCTTCCGCATCCATGTTCAGCTTCATCAATTCCTGCTCGACCAGGAACACCTCGACCCAAGCCTTGTAGGCAGACACACGGGCATTGAGCCCCGTCGAAGAAAGACGCCCCTCCCGATGCGCCTCAAGCGCCATTTCGATGCCCCTGCGGGCACCGCGCACCGAACGCAATCTGAAATCCGTCTGCTCCACCATCTCCCCCGGGCCATCCCGCCCCGTTCTTGCCGTTCTTGCCGTATCGGGCGGCCACCTTCGTGCGCTCTCGATCCTGCCGTATCGGGCGGCCACCTTCGTGCGCTCTCGATCCGTGCCCCTCTATCGCACAGACATCCCAAGGCGTCAACCCCCATCTCACACGCCATCCGCCTGCTGCGTCTATCCCCTACATCTACTCTCTTAACTCCTACCCGGGCCCCCTCTAAAGGGGGGCCCGGTATAGAGAGTAAGAGACCTAAAATCCCCAGACACATACACCCATAACCCCTAACCCGTTGATTTCTTGTGGGGGAATGGCGCTGGGGAAAGTCCGGGGAATGTATCCGCGCAATGGTCGTCCCCGGCTGTCCCCGGTCAAAATCCCCGGAAACTGTCCCCTAGTAAAATCAATAGGTTAAGTTGATGCCGGTGGCTGTCCCCAGAAATCCCCAGCTTTCCCCGGGAAATCCCCAGAAAGATACAGGGAAACGGCTAACCCATTGACGCATAACTGGGGATTTTTCCCCATTGACATACACTCTAATAACAGATACACCATGCTCACCCAACCGAAGGAGAACCCCATGAGAGAGATCGAGAAGCAGATGGTGAACGCGCTGTTCGAGGGCCGGGCGTGGCGCAAGAAGAACACCGAGGTGGCGCCGACCGAGTTCGGGAGCGTGATCGTGCGGCTGAACGGGAACGCCATCGCCGCCCTGGCCCGGACGAACACCGGCGCACCGATGCTTTCCGTAGCGCTGTCGGGGTGGAATACGCGCACGACGCGCTCGCGTTTGAACGCGATACTGTTCCGGTTCCTGAACCGCAGCGACGTGGACAAGGCTGTGGAAACGCCGGACGGGCGCCAGTTCATCCGTTACGCCTTTGCGCAGACGGCTTACAAGCCTGTCATCCGGGCGTGGACGGATTGGGGCAAGGCGCAGGTCGAATTCGAGATCGACGAAAACGACGTGCTGTCGCACCATGACATCATGGAACTGCTTCGGGAATTGTTTGCTGAGAAAGGGCTCTGACATGGGCACGACTTTCGACTTTCAGGACGGCAGTGGCCCCGTTCCGGCCCATAAGCACCCAAACGGTGGCGGCTGGGTCGCAGATATGGCTTATGTTTCAGAAACCGCGTATGTCGGCCCCAATGCGCAGGTCTTTGGCGACGCGCGGGTTTACGGCAACGCGCGGGTTTACGGCAACGCGCGGGTTTACGGCAACGCGCAGGTCTACGGCTGCGCGCGGGTCTATGGCAACGCGCGGGTCTATGGCACTGCGTGGGCCTATGACGATGCACGGGTCTGTGGCCGCGCCTCGGTCTACGACGATGCCTCGGTCTACGGCACTGCGCAGGTCTACGGCACTGCGCAGGTCTGCGGCACTGCGAAGGTCTACGGCAATGTGCAGGTCTATGGCGGTGCGCAGGTCTATGGCGATGCGCGGGTCTATGGCAATGCGCGGGTCTATGGCCGCGCGCGGGTCTATGGCCGCGCGCGGGTCTATGGCGATGCGTGGGTCTATGGCGATGCGTGGGTCTCTCGGACGCCGCTTCTAGTGGTCGGGGGGCGTTTTGACGTGAATGTGTTCGATACCTCCCTACGCGCGGGGTGCAAGTGGGCACCGAAAGATTGGTGGCTTGGGGCTGACGGCTACGAGTTCGCCAAGGCCAACGGCGTCAGTGACACGGAGTTCGATCTGGTCGTTATGGGCCTTGCCCGGATGCACTGGGCCAAGTCGTGATCGCCCGAGACGCAAGCGGCACTACCCTGTAACTGATCCGGTGCCATTAACTGGCGCACTGCAACGGATGGGAGCACTACTGACCATGCAACCGAAAGTCCTGATCGGGTGTGAAATGTCCGGCGTCTTTCGCCGCGCTTTTGCTGAACTCGGCGCCTATGCGGTTTCGGCAGACTTGTTGCCTGCGGCAGACGGAAGCCCGGATCACCTCGTTTGTGATGTGCGAGAGGCTATCGGCTTTGCGGATTGGGACATGGGCCTTTTCCGTCCAACCTGCACGCGCCTGTGCCGGGCCGGGGGCCACTGGCTTTTCGGAAAAGGCGGAGCGCACCCGAAGCGGCTTCCGAAAGGCAAGACTTGGGACGACATGAAGCTGGATTTTGCTGACGGCGTGGAACTGTTCGCGGCCTGCTACAACGCCGACATCCCTCGCGTGGCGGTAGAGAACCCCCGTTCGCACCCGCACGCCCTTCGCGCCATCGCGGCGGCCACGGGCGGGGGGTCGCCAACGCAACACGTCCAGCCCTGGTGGTTCGGGGAACCTCTGTTCAAGGAAACGGCCTGGTGGTTGAAGAACCTGCCACCGCTGGTGAAGGACAAGCCCTTGGTGCCCCCGGCGCGCGGGACTGATGAGTGGAAAAGATGGAATGCCGTCTGGTATGCCAGTCCCGGCCCGGATCGATGGGCCAAGAGATCGCAACTGGGTGAGGGCTTCGCCCGTGCCTGCGCCAAACAATGGATGGATCACATGCTGAACGATATGCTCAAGACAACCTACACCCGCCGGGATGAGGACGAGTTCAAGGCCGCCCGCAAGCGCGCGCTCGCCGACATGCCGCCCGAGCGCGCGCTGGCTGTCGAAGTGCCGAAACCCGGAGACGTGTGCTATCTGTCTCTGGACGACCGGGCCGGGTTTGCCGTTCGGTTCCGGCCTGACGGCCTGGAATTGGGCTGTGTGTTCTCTCCCGGGGGCGGGCGGTTGCGGACCATGCTGCGGCGCGTCACGGCGGACTGGCCGGGCAGGGACATCCACCTGAACGCTTTCGAGCCCGTGGCCGATCTTTATGCGGCTCAGGGCTTTGTGGAGACTGGGCGGGTGCCGTTCGACTGGGCCTACGCCCCCGAAGGGTGGCCGCAAGGCCACGAATACCCGGTCGTATTCATGAAGCGGAAGGGCTGACCATGCAGCACGTCGTTGATCGGCTGCGCCAACTCGCCGACCGGCTGAGGCGCGAGGCTTCCGCCTTGGACGGTCTGGCGGACGGCATCGAGAACGCACCCAGGCCGGAACTGATCGAGATGGCACAGCGACGCCTTGACAGGGCCTCGTGAGCGAGCGATACAGAAACCCCCAGCAGGACACCCCTAAATGAGTTCTGACATGCTGGAACACGCGCTGGCGGCTGTCGCTGCCGGTATCCCCGTGTTCCCCCTTTTACCCGGCGAGAAGAATCCAGATGCTGAACTGGCCCCGCGCGGGTGGCAGTCTGCCACGCTTGACACCCAGCAGGTGCGCGCGTGGTGGACGGTGAGGCCGACCGCGAATGTTGGGGGCGCGGTCGGCCTCGCGGGCCTCACGGTCATAGACCTGGACATGAAAGGGGCCAACGGCGCCCTGTCCCTGCTCGATTGGGAACTGGCCCGCGAGGTCCAGATCGAGCGCCCCGTCGTGGTCCGCACGGCATCGGGCGGGCATCACATCTATCTGCGGGGCACGACCCGCAACCGGGCCTCGATCCTGCCCGGCGTGGACGTGCGCGGGGAAGGCGGGTATGTCGTCCTGCCGGGCTCCATCGTCAACGGCGTGCGCTACGCCTTTGTCGAGGGCGGCTGGCACACACCGTTGCCCGAGGCGCCCAGCGCCTGGGTGGCAGAGGTGGGCAAGCCGCCCACGAAGGCCGAGAACCCCATGGCGTGGCTGGTCGAGGCCGACCTGCCCGAGAACATCCAGCGCGCCCAGACTTGGCTGCGGCGGGAGGTGGAACGCGGCAAGGTCGCGGTCGAGGGCCAAGGCGGCGATCTGTGGACGGTAAAGACCGCGGCCATGCTGCGGGACTTCGGCGTGTCCGAGGAAACCGCACTCGATCTGCTCGATGCCGAGTGGAACCCCCATTGCGAGCCCCCGTGGGAGCGCGAGGACCTGGCCCGCAAGGTCGCCAACGCCTACCGATACGCCCAGAAGCCCGGCGGGATCAAGGCCGCTGCGGCCATGCAACTAGAGGCCCGCCTTGGCGCCAAGGCCCGGGAGAGGTCGCGCCAGCGGTTCACGCCGCTGTCCTGGGAGGATGTGCAGAACCTGCCCGATCCAAGATGGCTACTGCCCGGCACGCTGCCCGAGAGCGGTGTGTCGATGATCTACGGCCCGCAGGCCAGCTTCAAGTCTTTCCTGGCCCTGTCGGTGGCGCTGGACGTTGCCACGGGGCTGAACACAACCGGGCTGGCCGCCGAGGGGCAGGACCGGCCGGAGCCGCGCCACGTCCTCTACATCGTGGGCGAGGGCGCGTTCGGCATCCGCAAGCGGGTCGAGGCGTGGTGGAAAGCAAACGGGCAGCCGTCCATGCAGAACTTTCGCCTCGTGGCGTCCATGCCCGCCCTCGCGGACGAGACTGAGTTCGACGAGTTCGTCTGCACGGTGGCGGATGCGGGAGTGCGTCCGGCGCTGGTCGTCGTGGACACGGTGGCGCGGGCGATGTATGGTTTTGACGAGAACAGCGCGCTCGACATGGGCCGCATGATAAAGAACGCCGACGCGATGAAGGAAGGGTGGAACTGCAACGTCCTCCTGATCCATCATGCCGCAAAGACCGGGGCTGCACGCGGCTCCGGCGCACTCCCCGCCGCCGTGGACACCGAGTTGCGCGTGAGCGCCAAGAAGAAGCGGCTCACCGTGAGTATGACGAAGCAGAAGGACGCCGAGCAGTGGGAAGAACCGCGGCAATTCGAGATGGTGGCGGTTGCCGAAAGCATCGTCCCCCGCCCAGCGAACAGGATCGAGCCGACTGACGAGGCCAGCAAGGCCGAGGTCACGGACGTTTTCGACAAGGTGGTCGAGCAATCCGAGCGCGAGCGCCGGGCCAAGGACGACGCCGAATTGGTTGAGATCATCATGGGCCATCTCGACATGATGCAGGACATCCCCGAGGCGCTGCCGGTGTCGGTTTCGGCGCTGGCTGCCCAGGTAGCTGCGGAAACCGGCCGCAATCGTGAGTATCTGCGCGAGTTCCTGAGACGCAAGGTCCCGGGGCTTAACGCGCGGGTGGCAGAGAGAGACCCCAAGGGTCGTCCCAGCTTTTACATTTAGCACATGACCCTGACCTACAACCCCAAGACAGAGGCTTTCGTCTGGCTGCACGGCGACAAGGACAAGGCCGACGAGATCGGCTTGACGTTCTCCAACGCCTCGAAGCCTGGCTGCCCGATGTATTTCACGCGCGAGCCCTACGCCGCCTTGGCGCTGTGGGACGAAGCCGATGCGGCGGCGCAGGCCCAACTGTGGCACCTGCGGAACGAATGGGAGGCCAGCCGCGCCAGCGAGTGGACCGGCACACGGCATCGCCAGCCCGCCGACGTGGCGCTATACCCATACCAAGAGGCGGGCGTGGCCTATGCGCTGGAGCGGCGTCACGCGATCCTCGGCGACCAACCCGGTCTCGGCAAGACGGCGCAGGCCATCGTGATCGCCAACGAGATCGGCGCCAAGCGGGTGTTGGTGGTGTGCCCGGCGGCAGTGCGCGCCCAGTGGGCGAAGGCGATCCGGGTGTGGTCCACGCAGGCCCGCCCGACTGTGTATCTGGTGAACAAGTCGGCGGACGGGGTGTCCCCGACCGCGGGATGGACTATCGTGTCCTACGACCTGTGCCGCGGCACGCTGCGCCAAACGCTCGAAAACGGCGGGTGGGATTACGTCATCATCGATGAGGCCCACTACCTCAAAACCCCCGACGCGCTGCGGACCCGTGCCTTGTTCGGGGGCGGCGAGAACGAATGGCCCGGGATCACTCAAGAGGTCGGCAAGATCGTGGCCCTGACGGGCACCCCGCTGCCGAACCGCCCGCGGGAGTGCTACACGCTCGTGCGGAACCTGTGCTGGGACGCCTTCGACTGGGCCAGCTACGACCAGTTCGCCTTCAAGTTCAACCCGTCATACATGGGGCGGGAGGAAGTCGGGCGGCTTCCGGAACTCCAGAACCGGCTGCGGTGCAACCTCTTGGTGCGGCGCCTGAAACGGGAGGTGCTGACCCAACTGCCCGAGGTCATGTTCGAGTTGTCCTATGTCGAGACGACGGCCGACGTGCGCCGGGTGCTGCACGCCGAGGCCATGATCGACATAGACCCGACCGACCTGACGGGCACAAGCATGGCCGTCCAGGGCGAGATCAGCACACTTCGCCGGGAAATGGGCGAGGCTATGGCGCCCCAGGTCGTGGATCACGTCAAGGATGCGCTCGACGGCGGCGTGGACAAGCTGGTCCTGTTCGCCCATCACCGTTCGGTGATGGACACGCTGGAAGCTGGCTTGGCCAAGTTCGGCGTCTGTCGGATCGACGGCGCCACCAGCCCGGTGAACCGCGAGATCAGGAAGCGGCAGTTCATGACGGACCCGGGCAAGCGGGTGATGCTGGGCAACATCCAGTCGATGGGCACGGGCGTGGACGGGCTGCAAGAGGTCGCGTCCCTCGTCATCTTCGCCGAGGCATCTTGGGTGCCCGGAGAAAACCACCAGGCGGTTGACCGTTTGCATCGAATTGGCCAGCGGTCTGCGGTGCTGGCGCGGTTCATGGTGGCCGAGGGGTCGTTCGCCGAACGCATCCTTGGCACTGCCATCGGCAAGGAACGCAACATCCACGACGCGCTTGACAGGGGCGTGGCGCGGACCTAAAGTGTAATCGAAAAGGAGGACGAACATGCGTATCACGAACTTCACGGTATCTTTCAAGCGGTCGAAGCAGCCCGCCAGCTACGAGAGCGCCGAGCCCTTCGTCTCGGTCAGCGGCGTCGTCGATGACGACGAGCAGGACCCGGAAGGCCGCATCCGCGCGGCCATGCTGGGCACGGTGCGCGTGGTTTACAACACGTTGGCCATGGACGTTCCGACCGGCATCGTCGAGAAGCTGACGGATGTGGACCCGTCCGACACCAACGCGCCGGTCGAGATCGCGGCCAAGCGGGGCCGCGGGCGCCCGCGCAAGACCCCCGAGACCTCGGCTGAGGAATTCACGCCGCCCAGCGCCGATCTCGCCAGCCGCGAAGCTGACGCGAAGGCCGGGGAACCCGCGGCTCCGGCGGTCGAGCCGATCACCGACGCAAAGCTGATGTCGTTCGTCACGAAGGTTTCGGGCAAGCTGGGCGCAAAGGCGGTCAAGGCCAAGCTGGCCGAGATGGAGGTCTCCCGCGTCGGAGAGATGGACCAGAACCAGCGGCGCAAGTTCATCGCCGATCTGGAGCATGTCATGGAAGGGGACAAGGCATGAACCTGTTTCCCGTTCGCCCGTTCATCGCCGGGTTCGCCATCGGCGCGGCGGCCATGATCCTTCCGGCCTCGTCCGTCAAGGCCCAGAACTGCGCTCCGACAGGTCAGGTCAACGACGTTCTGTCTCGCACCTACGGCGAGAGCGTGGTGTTCGAGGGGCTTACCAATAACCATCAATTCGGCCGTCTGTTCCTGAACCCGGTGTCGGGATCGTGGACTTTCGTGGTGGACCTGCCGAGCGGCCTGTCCTGCCTCGTGGCCTCCGGCGAGATGGGAACCACGTCGGCACCGACCGCCCCGGGAGACCCCGCATGAACGACATGATCGAGACGGAAGAACGCGACCACTCCGACGTAGGGGCCAGCGGCATGTCCCGTTGGTCCATCTGCCCGGGGTCGGTGCAACTGGCGCGCAAAGTCGCCAGCATGGGTGCCACGCCCGACACGTCGTCGGAGTTTGCCGACGAGGGAACCGCGGCGCATGAGATCGCTGCCAGGTGCCTGCAAGAGGGTGCGGACGCTTGGGAGTTCATGGGCACCAAGGTCACGGTTGGTGGGCGCGAGTTCACCGTGGACGCGGACATGGTGGAGAACGTCCAGGTGTTCCTCGACGCTGTGCGCGAGACGATGGGTCCACACGACGAGGTGATGGTCGAGGCGCATGTCGCCATGCCCGAATACCATCCCGGCATCCGCGGCACGGCGGACGCTCTTGTGCTGCACCGCCGGGTCGAGGGTGGGAGCATCTGGGCGTTTACGTTGTTCGACCTGAAATACGGTCAGGGCGTGGCCGTCGAGGGGCAGGGCAACAAGCAGCTTCGCTACTACGCCGCCGCAGCGTGGTTCACGCTGGGCGACCGGGCGCAGAGCGTGTCGATGGTCACTATGAAGATAGTGCAGCCCCGTATGGAACACGACCAAGGCTACGTCCGGGGCGAGGCGTTGACGGTCGGCCAGCTTGGCGAGTGGTTGGAGACCGAACTCCTGCCCGCGGTCAAGCGCACCGAGGAACCGAACGCGCCGTGCGTGGCTGGCGACCATTGCCAGTTCTGCCCGGTGGCGCTCTACTGCCGGGAAATCCAAGGGCCGTTTGCCGAAATGCTGGAAACGGCCAAGGCGCTGCCGGAGGACGAGGCCAAGGACCACGAGGCGTTCATCGACACCTCGTCGGAGGCACTGGCGAAGCTGGCCGAGGCTATCCCGCTGGTAAAGCGGGCGATCAAGGCCATCGAGCGCGAGGTGTTCGCGCGGCTCCAGAAAGGCGACGACGTGCCCGGTTTCAAGCTGGTCGCCAAGCGTGCCGACCGGGCGTGGAAGGACGGCGCGGAAGAACTGCTCCAAGCCATGTTTGGAGACGCTGCGTTCAACGAGCCCAAGCTGAAATCGCCTGCCCAGATCGAAAAGATCAAGGAAGGCGGCAAAGAGTTCGTGGCCGAGAACGCATACAAGCCGGAGGCCGGATTGACTTTCGCTCCGGCCTCTGACAAGAGAGACGCAGCCAAGGCCCGCACGGCCGAGGCTGTATTCGCCAACATCTGACAACAGGAGACAACGACATGGCTGATCGCATCGACTACGTTACCCCCGAGGTCCGCCTCGCATACCTGAACCTGTTCGAGGCCAAACCCTACATGGTCAACGGCAAGGCCAAGGGCGACCCGAAGTTCTCGCTCATGATGATCTTCGAGCCCGGCAAGGACTTTGACGACTTCAAGGCCCAGGCGGTAAAGGCCGTCCGTGCCCGCTGGTCCGACGTGAAGCTGGCCAACGTGGTGTGGCCGTTCAAGGACGGCGACAAGGAAGCCGACCGTCTGATCCGCAAGGGCAAGACCGAGGCCCAGGTCGGGTTCATGCGGGGGCACTTCCTCGCCAAGGCCGCGACGAAATACCAGCCCGAGGTCTTCGACATCGCGCGGAAGCTCGTCACGGACCCGAAGCGCGCGTTCTCTGGCACCTATGGCTGGGTAGCGGGCGTGTTCAACACCTACGAGACCGATAACGCCGAACCGGCGATCTCGCTCTACTTCGACAAGGTGATGCTGTCTGACCGCAAGGCCGAACGGCTGGCGGGCGGGGGTCGGTCGGCGGCCGATGCCTTCTCGGGCGTTCGCGGAGGCACGTCGAACGAGAACCCGATGGACGAATATGACGACGAAATCCCGTTCTGATAGGGTCGTCAAGTCGGGCGGGAGAACCCGCGGCGGGGGGCGGAAAGGACCGCCCCCCGTAATCCCCGACTACACGAGTGGGGGCGAGACGCGGCTTGTGGACGTAAGCCGCAACCGGAAAAGTCGGGTCAGGACGCCAAAGAAGAAGGACTGTCCGGCGGTCCTCCAGGTGCTGGAGCAACTGTCCTCGTCGCTTCTGATCTGCGGCTTCTCGTCGGTCTATGCGGCCATGCGCCTGATCGGCTTCTCGACGGCGATGACCCACCACTGGTTCCGCAACCCGGAAAGCACCAACCAACCGAAGCTGTGGCACATCCAGGCCATCGCGCAACTGTGCGGTATGCAGATCATGCTGGTGCCGATCAGGGATATTGACACTGTAGCTGGAATGACAGACACTTATCTTCGGGAGATCGCCCGCGGCGAGACGATACCGCACGGGCCGGTCGTCCAGATGCACCCGGTCGAGCGCGACATGCGCGTGAAGATCGAGGCGAAGCTGGAGCGGCTGCGGGCACTCGCTGGAGACGTAATCACGAACGGAAGAAGGGGAGCGGTCCAAGATGACCCCAGTGAACAATCGGGCGGGTGACTACATCCTGACCCTGAACCCGGACATCGACCGGGACCTGGCGCGTGTGTTCGAGGCCGCATCGGCCAGTGGCATCTCGCTGAGGGTGCTGGCGAAGAAGGCCAAGGTCTCGCTGTCCACGGTGTGGCTGCTGAAAGAAGGCCGCCGCGCTTGCCGGATGACAACCCTGCGGAAACTCCAGAAAGCCGTCCGGGCGCTCTGATGCTACACATCGACTTCGAGACCCGCAGCCCGGTCGATCTGATGGACTGCGGCGCGGAGGTCTATGCGGAACACCCGCTGACCGAGGTGCTGTGCATGTCCTACGCTTTCGGCGACGAGGCTCCCCGGACGTGGGTTCCCGGGGAGCCTTTCCCGCAGCGGGTCCTCGACCACATGGACGCCAAACATCCGGTCGGCGCGCACAACGCGGCGTTCGAGCGCGCTATCTGGCGCCACGTTCTGCGCTATGATGTGGAGCCGGTGTGGGTGTGCAGCATGGCGCTGTGTGGCTACCGAGGGCTGCCTCTGGGCCTCGATCAAGCCGCCGCGGCGCTGGGGCTGGACCTCGGCAAGGACAAGACCGGGCAGGCCGTCATGCGCAAATTGTCGAAGCCTGCCAAGCCCACGAAGAAGGAGCCCGGCCGGTTCTGGGTCAAACCGACCGACGAGGACCGTTTGGCGCTGGCCGCCTACTGCGAGCAGGACGTGGAACTGGAGCGGGCGCTGGTACGGGCGCTGGGAAAGCTGACACCTATGCTCGCGCGCGAGGCTGACGCCACCGACCGCATGAACCTGCGGGGTGTCAAGGTGGACATCCCGACCGCAACCGCGGCAGCCTCGATCCTGGAGCAAGTGCAGGGCAAGCTGCGCGGGCAACTGGAGGCTCTGACCGGCGGCGCCGTGGAGCGGGAGACGCAGGGCGCCCGTATGCTGGTGTGGCTGGAGGGCCAAGGCTGCCGTCTGCCGAACCTACAGGCCGAGACGGTCGAGAAGGCGATCTCGACAGCCCGGGGCGTGGCGCGCGAGGCGCTGGAACTGCGCGCCCGCCTGGCGAAGGCGTCGAACCACAAGATCGCGGCCATGCTGCGCGCGACCTGCGAGGACGGCCGAGCCCGAAACCTGATACAGTTCCACGGCGCTACCACGGGCCGGGACGCTGGACGCTTGATCCAGCCCCAGAACTTCCCCCGACCGGACGATGCTTTCGAGAAGTGGGATGACGACCAATGGGAGGACCTGTGTCAGATTGTCAGGCGGGGAGATGCAGACCTGCTGGAGATGTGCTACGGCGACCCCCTGTCCGTCCTGTCGAACGCCCTGCGTGCCATGCTGACGTGCGAGGACGACCGGGAACTGGTGGCGGCCGACCTTGCGGGTATCGAGAACCGGGTGATTGCGGCCTACGGCGGCGAGGACTGGAAGCTGGATGCCTTTCGCGACATCGACAAGAACGGCGGCAGGGACATCTACTGCCGAGCGGCCGACAAGGTGTTCGGGTTCGAGGTGAACAAGAAAGACCACCCGACCGAGCGGCAAATCGGCAAGGTGCTGGAACTCGCGGCGGGCTACCAAGGCTGGGTCAACGCATGGCGCCAGTTTGACAGTTCGGACAAGCACTCCGACGACGACGTGGCCCGATACATGGCGGCGTGGCGCGATCAGCACCCGGGGATCGTGCAGTTTTGGCGGTCTCTGGAGGCTGCGGCGATCCGCGCGGTTGTCACGGGCCAGCCGGTCGAGACCCACGGGCTGGTGTTCCAGGTGCAAGGCGCGTGGCTGTCGCTGCGGCTGCCGAGCGGCCGGATGCTTTGGTATCGAGACGCCGTGGTCGAGAAGCGGCCGCACCGCTACGAAGAGGACCGAGAGGAACTGGTCGTGGTCTACTGGGCCTACAGGTATGGCCAATGGCGCCGGATCGAAGCCTACGGAGGACTGTGGGCCGAGAACGTCACTCAGGCCACCGCCCGGGACATCCTGTTCCCGGCGGCGGTCGCGGCTGAGGCCCTTGGGTGGTGCCCCGTGCTGCGGGTCCACGACGAAGTGGTGCTGGAGCCGCCGAAAGGGCTTGTCACCGAACGCGAACTGTGTTCTTTAATGACTACAGCCCCTCGGTGGGCCGAAGATATGCGGATACCGCTTGCGGCGTCTGGCTGGGTTGGTAGGAGATACCGAAAGTGATCGTGTCGTTTTGGATAGACGGCGAGCCCCAATCGAAGGGCCGCCCCCGGTTCCGGCGAGCGGGAAAGTTCGTGCAGACTTACACCCCCGCCAAGACCCTGAAAGCCGAGCGTGGGATCAAGCAGGTTGCCGGGCTCGCGCTGACGCGGAAGCTGGAGGGACCACTGTCGATGACGGTGAAGGCACTGTTCACGGTGCCGAAGTCGTGGTCCAAGGCCAAGCGCGAAGCGGCCCAGGGCGCATGGTATACTGGCAAGCGAGACCTCGACAACGTGGTCAAGCTGGCCCAGGACGCCCTGAACGGGGTGGCCTACGAGGACGACCGGCAGATCGCCCATCTGGAGGCGGAAGCTCGGTATGCGCAGTCCTATCAGCCCCCCGGGCTTCTTGTGGAATTGAAGGAACTGGAGGTCGGCAATGCCAAGGGGTGACATCGTTTCGGACGCGGACATCCTCCGCGCCTACGCCGAGGAAGGTAGCATCGAGAAGGCCGCGAAGGCCCTGAACGTATCCTACGGGGCGGCGCAAGCGGCGCTGCAACGGGCCAAGGAAAACGTGGCCACCTTGGCCCACAAGCGGGCCAGTATCGAGGTGGCCCCGCCCGGCCGCGCTTGCTACATCTTCACGTCGGCACAGAACGACACCGCGATCCACGAGGCGTTCCTGACGAACCTGGAAGCCTACGCGGCCGAGATCGGCGCCAGCATCCACATCTCCCGTTTCACCTACGACGTGTCGTCCTACGGCGGCCGGTCGGTCAAGGCCGGGCAAGAGAAGGTGGGTGGGGAAATCCGGTGGCACCCGCGGGTCGAGCAATATGCTTCGGACCACCGGCTGCGGGTGGCGCCCGATCTGGAGTGGTGCGGAGAGATGAACATTCTCCCGACCGCGGTTCGCCCACTGTCGGGGATGCAGACTTACACCGGCCAAGCATCGGGGATCATCCCGCACGTCAAGATGTCGATGGAAAGCACTCCGCGGCTGCTGCCGTCCCCGCCTCGGTTCATGTATACGACCGGCGCTGTGACCCTGCCGAACTACATCCAGAAGAAGGCCGGGCAGAAGGCCGAGTTCCACCACGTCCTTGGGGCCATGCTCGTCGAGGTCGATCACGACGGTGTGTGGTGGGCGCGGCAGATCAACGCCGCCGCAGACGGTTCGTTTTTCGATCTGACGGCGTATGTTGCTGATGGGTTAGTCTTTTCTGACCAGAAATGGGCAGGGGTCGTCTTGGGGGACCTGCACGACGCCGAGAAAGACGCTGCCGCCGCGATGGGTTCTGTGGACATGATCATGTGCGGACGACCCAAGACCGTGGTGGTCCACGACGCGCTCGACTGGCGGAACCAGTCGCACCACGACCGGAACGACCCGCACGCCCGGTTCGCCAAGCACGTCCGCGGGCATACGTCTGTAACCGAGGAACTGGCAGACTTGACCGCCACACTGCGGCAGCTATGCTTGATGGTGGATCAGGTCGTGCTGACGCGCTCGAACCACGACGAGGCGCTGGATCGCTGGCTGCGGGAGGCGGACTACCGACAAGACCCCAAGAACGCCTTGGTGTTCCTAGGCGCCCAGATCGCCGTCTACCGGGAAATTGCCCGCAACCCCAAGTTCATCCCCGACGCCTTACCTCTGTGTCTCGGCGTCTTGGCCACTGAAACCGAGAGCGTTCTGCCTGAGAACCTGCGGTTCCTGCGGCGGAAAGAGCGGTTCGAGATAGCGGGCATCGACGTGTCGCAGCATGGCGACGAGGGACCTAACGGTGCCCGCGCGGCCCCGGCCGCTATGGAGCGCCTAGCCATGAAGGCAATCCTCGGCCACACCCATACGGCGGCAATCCACGATGGCGTTTACTGGGTCGGCACCCTGCGGAAGCTGGACGCCGAATATACTCGGGGCGCCACGTCCTGGAGCCACACCAACTGCGTCATCTACCCGAACGGCAAGCGGGCGCTGGTGACGCTGCGCGGAACAAAATGGAGAATGGTATGACGACACCCCCGAAGATCAGGTTCATCGACTGGTATGACCAGAAGCCCGTAACCGAACGTAGCAGCCGCGCGGCTCCCAAGGAACGCGACCGTCTGTGGTATCTGGCCTCGCCCTACACCAAGCGCGCCACGGGCGACGGAGACGCGCAGGACGAGGGCCTGCGCCGGGCATACTACGAGGCTGTGGGCGCCTGCGCGGCGCTGACGCGCCAAGGGCTCACGGTCATATCGCCGATCTTGCACAGCCACGTCGTGGGCGTGGCGGCCAAGATCGACTTGCGGGACGGCAAGTTCTGGGAAGCGGTCAACCGGCCCCTTTTGGAAGCAGCAGGCGGGCTTCTGATCCTACCCGTCGAAGGGTGGCTGCAGAGCGACGGCATGGCGCACGAGATCAAGGCGTTTACTGAGCGCGCCCGCCCCATCTACATACTCAGCAAGTAAGGAGAACTCACATGGGCTCGATCACGAAAGAACTGGAAGAACGGCGGCAAGCGCAACAGCGGGCTACTCGGGAACTGCCGGACATGCAGATGCCCTACACCCCGGGGCCTCGGCAGGCGCAGCCGGAACTGCCCAGTCTGTTCCCGGGACCCGCGCCGTTTACCCTGCGGGGGGACATCCTGCGCACGGCGGACAAGCTGACGCACGGCGACCGGAACGCGACCTACGGCGATCCGGTGGATAACTACCGGCACACGGCCTCGATCACGAACTCGATCCTGGGCACGAAGCTGACGGCGCACGAGATGGCCTTGGCGATGGTCGCCGTGAAGCTGGCGCGGCTAGCGAAGAACCCGGCGCACCGGGACAGCTACGTCGATGCTGCGGCCTATCTCGGGATTGCCTATGAGTGCGCGGTGGCCCGCGACGATGCGCTGTCGGACGACTACAACGACCCGCAGGCTTCCTCGTAAGCCAGAACCTGGCGCGCTGCTTGCTGGAGATCGGCCAGCGGCGCGTCTTCCGACACGACAGGCAGCCGGTCGCGCCACACTTGGCAGGCGGCGTCGAGGTCAGTTACCGGGCGGCCGAACCCGCCCACGCTTCCGCAGGAAGTCAAGATAAACGCGGCGAGGATCGCCAGAGCCAGTCGCTTCATCGTTCAATCTCCCTTCGTTTTGCCGAACCCGGTCGGCCAGATCGCGTCCCCAACGCGCGGCATCGCGCTCGCGCTGGGCTTCTGCCGCGCTGACGGCCCGGCGGCGCTCCCGCGCAATGTAGACCTCCAACGCCCCTAGGACGCCCACGGCAGCCATGGCCCACTTGGCCCACGACTGGCTCATCAGCCACGCAACCAGTTTCCAGATCATCGCATCGGCCCCCCGGTCCACACATCAAACCCCGGCGCCAGCGCCGCCAAAAGCAGGAACGCGGCACACGCCATGACGATCAAACCCACCCGTATCACAGGTCGCCCCCTTCACGCTTGGCCTTGATGCGGGACATTTCTGTCTTGGCAACCAAAACACCCCCAAGGGTCACGCCCAAGGTCTGGAGCCCGACCTCGACCAGGAAGTGCAAATCGGGATCAGCGATCAACTCGGCCACGACCGGCGACCCCGCGAACACCAAGGCAACGAAGGGTCCGACCGCGTATCGGATCAGGATGCGGGCAAAGGCACTGGCGAAGATGCTGGGGCGGTCCATTGGTTTCATCCTTTCATGCTCATGATGTGTTGCTCGATCCGGGATATGCTGGCCTTGATGAAGCCGATCTCGGCGGTAAGCACGGCGAATTGCGTATCCCCCCGGGCGATCCGGCCTTGCATATCTGCAACGTCCGCGCGGAGTTGGGCCACTTCCCGAGCAAGCATTTCAGCTTTGGCCGCTCGGGTCGCCCGACCCCAGATCGCGGCGAATACGGCGCCCGCAATGAACGTCAACACCGACCAGCGGTCGAGAAGGTGGTTCAGCCAGTCCGACATATCAGCCTCCCCATTCCACGCGGAATTCGCCGCCGTTGAAAGCGCCCGTCGCAGCCGTCAGGCGGACCCCCGAAACCGGGTTTGTGAGGCCGGTCACGACGCCTGCTGTGGTGTTTATGCGGGAACTCTCACTCCCCGAAACGCAACCGCTCCACCCCCAAGTGCTGCCATCGCCCAGCTTCCGAAAGTCGATCATGCCGCCGCGCAGAACACCGTTCGCGTTAGCGCTCAAACGAATTCCGGTTGTGATTGCGAACCCCACGGTGGCCGCGCTATCGCGGGTGAGGATGGTGCTCCCGACATAGCCGCTGGTAACAGGTCCGCCGGGGCTTGTGCGCAGGGTCACATCCACATGAACGCCGCTGCTGTTGACGCCTACCCGGTCGAACAACAAGCGGAAGCTGTTCACATTCAGCGGCAAGGCCGTGAACTCTGCCTGCGTTCCCGAGGCCGTGGAGACAGGCGACGTTTGCTCCCGCCCCTCGACCGACCGCCACGCACCGGGCGATCCGCCGAGGTTGTTCCGTATGAACATGGTGCCTTGGTTCGGCGCATCGCGGAAAGCGATCTGCGTCCAGTAGTTGTCGGCATACTGGCGCAGGTGAAACACATAGGCCCCTTGAGTGGCCGCCACCGGCGGGCGGTTCAGCGCGGTCTGCTCGACGTAGTAGAGGCCGCTGTCCACGATATTGTTGCAGTCGGTAATCGAATGGGTATCGCCGACCGCTGCCACCGGCTCGCGCCACGAGGCGCGCGTGGCCTTCATCAGCCCGGTGATGTCCGCGCCCGCGTTGTCGATGGCCAGCCGGACGGCGCCACCGATCCGCGCGCGGATGAGTGTCGCGCCTGCGGCGTTTACGTCCGCTTGCAGGATTGCACCGACGAGGGCGTCAGCCGCCGTTCGCAACTGCACGGCGAACGTCCCCGCGTTGTGGCGCAGAGACACCCGTTCGGCCCCCGCCACAGGCGTGCCAGTGTCCGAAAGAGACAGGCGGGGGCCGCTTCCCGCGATGACGACGTGGTTGCTAAAAGGGCTGGCCCCGGCGTTCAGCGCAGCAGCTAGCTGCGCCAAGTCGGGCGAGAGCGGCCCAAGGTTCTCTATGTCGCTCGCTATGCTTGCAAGCGTTTCGAGTTCGTCGGCCAGCGGCACAAGAGTTTGGATGTTCTCCAGCAGTTCTTCTGCGGACACCCCTTCCTCGTTGACCGGGATAAGCACTGCCCGGTCAAGCCGGGCGCTGAGGTCTTGGGAGATCAGGGTCAATCGGTCGAGCCCGCCCTCCAGCGTGGCCGCCGGGAGTTCGGTCAGTTCCTCCAGTTTCGCAGGCTGCGTCAGCGGTGTGGTTCGTTGAACGACCAAAACTTCCCCTACGGCCGGGGCCGTAGACATCGTGATTTGGCCCGTGGACATGGAATAGGTGTAGTCGGTGTTCAGGACCTGCAAGGTCCCATTCCCGAAGTTGTCGAACAGGGTCACGACAAGCCAACCTGCTTCACCCACGACCGGGGCGTTGAAAACCGTCGTGACCCCGTTCCCGTTGAACCGAGTGACTGCGTTGGTTGATGAAACTACCATGCCGACCTCCTGCCTTCTATATCGCACACGTCAGTCGCAGGGTCAACGCTCCGGCCGCTGCGTTTCCAAAAGCCACGCCCACCACACCAGGTTGTTCCCAGGCATCAGACGTATCATGCGCCACCAGTCATTGGCTGCAACTTCCCAGTCCTTGTCGGCGATGTATTTTGCCGTTTGAGCGGCGTCGATGAGGTAAGAGCCGGGCGCCCCTGCGACGTATTTGGCCATTGCTGCTTCGGAAGTCCGAAGCGGAGCAGCGCCGGTCATCAAGCGAGTGGGTTGAGCGTAAGTGCCCACGATGGACCCGATTGCGTTGTCCGCCTCAAAAAACAGCGGCACGATGCCGGAACGGTCAATAGAGTTCAAGATGAACTCGTTCGTGTCCATTTTCTCCAGTTCCGCCAAGCGATTAGTGAGCGCGTAGCGTAGGTAGAGCGAAAGTGCCCCGAAGGCCAGCATCTGGGTCATACCCAGCAGAGCGTCTGCGTCTTGGCGTTGAAGCCCGACCAATGTCGTGCGCCCCGCAGCAGCAAACATGAACCGTTTCAGGGTTCCAAACATCCGGCCCCACCAGGTGTCAAAAAAGCGTGGAGTGTCGGCCGCGCCAGGAGTTATAATAGTATCGTCAGTCAACATCAGCAGCCGTTGGCCTACCCGCTCGGCCAACTCTCTATCCGGCCAAGTGTCGAGCCCGCCGACATATGCACCTTCCGGCGTTTGGAACCAGCCGAACTCCGGGTCCGGCTCTCCCCGCCCGACACGCCACCGGTTCGGATCGCGCTGTTCGGCGATCCGAGACAAGTCCTCTGTGGAAATCCCCATGCGGGCCAACCGGACTTGGGTTTTTGGGTCTAGTGCTGCGCCCCGAGACACCAAGTCCGCACTCTCCAGGATTTCTTGTATGGCGCCAAAGCCGGAGAAGGTTTTGGTGGCTGCGTTCATGTGGTTCATGCCGTTCCACAGATACATAAGTTCGACCCCTCGGTCGCCCGCGCGCTCGATCATCGTGCGCGAGTGCATGTTCGTTCCGGCGTCCGTGATGCGTCGGGCCGTGGTGGCGAGAATTATGTCCGTGCCTACGTTAGCTTGGCGCAAATCCTTGACGTTGGCTCTGACCCCGCGGAAAGCGGTTTGCATTTCGCGGAACAGATCGCCGTAAACGCGAGACACACCTTGCTGCATCACCATGCGACCGGTGTCGGGAAGCTGGGCTGTCGCGCCGAGGCCCATAAGCCGTAGCACTGTCATGTTCCGAAGCTGATGCAAGATGCGTCTGGGCACGTCGTAGGTCGGGTCTATGGGAATTGACGAAGTGCCGCGCACGCGCTCGTAGACGGTCAGCATGGCGGCTTTCTCGTGTTCAAGTTCGCGGCCCAGCGCCCTCGCTTGCGCCTCGGTCAACTCTCCGGCGGCGCGGCGGCTTGCGATGTCCCGTTGCGCTTCGTCTGACATTTTCTTTAGAATGTCGTCCATAGGATTAGGGCTGCCAAACTCTTTGGTCATGGCTAGATCGGCAACAGCCGTTCGGATATACCGCTCCAAGAGGTAGCGTATGTCGTTGTTGATGAAGCTGACAATCTTGTGCCCCCCTTTGTCATCCGGGACGGCCACGCGGTCTACAGCTTCGTTCGGGATGTGCAATTCCCGAGTTGCTAACGGGCCGCGCTCAGCCACAATTCGGTAGCGAGGAAAGCCGATGTCTGTCATCGGAGAGATTATGTTGTTCACTGTGTCGCTGACAATCTTCGACAATTCCGCTTGGGTATACGCATTTGCACCCGGTGCCTTTCGGATGTAGTCGCCAATCTTTTCGCGGAAAATCGGCAAATGGCTTTGGATAGCCGCTGTGTCCCACACGCGCATCAGATAGCCAACCGACGCATCCGGCGGCAAGTCTTTCAGCAGCCCAGCGTTGGTGAGTTCATCGAACAGCGGGCGGAAATACTGATCGTGGACTTGCTTTGCCACCATGCTGATATGCTTGCTCCGTTGCGGGTTGGTGGGGTCCAGGTCCGCGCGGGACACAGCCTCCGACACGGCCGCGGAGAACTCGTTGGGTGTTAGCACCGGGCGAGTGGGCTGCCCGGCCATTTTGGCTTGCTTGTTAAAAGCCTTCACATCCCGAAGATACGAGCGATAGCCTGTGTCAACTAAAGCCCGCGCCCGGTGGACCATGGGGTCTACTCGCGACCGAATAAGCATCTCCACCGGAACGTGGTTTTGAAACGCTCGACCGGCGTTAGGCCCCACGAATTCCAGACCGATAGCGGCCATCCGCATGGCGTATTCACGGGTGCTGGCCCACCGGCTCCCTGCCAAAGTAATCCCTGGGTTGGCCACTCCGAGGTTGGACAGGCGGGGGATCACGCTGGCGGCTTCGCCTATTGTCTTGAACCGCCCTTGGCCTTTCTTGTAGATCGCCAAAGCCAGTCTTGACAGCATGTTTCGCGCAAAAAGCCGCGTGTCGGCGGGATCGTATTTCATATCGGTAGAGCCCACGAACCTGGGCGCCGCACCGGCGGACAGGCTGCGAGCGGTGCCTTGCATCTCCAGTTCGGCGGGCTGGTTCACATCCATCGCCTGCGCCTCGACTTCACCAAGGTTGCGGGGCGGCGGCGGGCGGCGCGGACCAGCGCCCAGCGTTTCGGTCCGGCCCTCAAGCCGTCGTTCGGATGCGGCTACGAGTTCTTCTAAATAAGCGAGGTCATCCGCGATTTGCGCGCTGTTGCGCACTGGCCGAGGTTCCTCGACCGTGCGGTTGATCGTGTCGGCCATTTCCCGGGCGGTTGCGCGGACAAGCCGCAAGCCTCCGTTGGCCGCGTCATCAAGCGCCCGGCGGATTTCTGAAAGGTCGAGTTCCCGGGCGGCCAAAGCCTCCAGTTCCTCCCGCTTGCGGCGCAGGCGTTGGCCATAAGACTGACGTGGGCCGCGGTCGGTCGCTTCTTCGCGCAGTCGGGTCAGGTTTTCGATGGACGCTTCGACCTCGGCGATCTTGGCGCGCACGCCCGCCAGTTCCCCGTCAAATGTCTGCTTGGCCCCCTCCATCCGCCCGAGTTCTTCGGTCGTAAAGAAGCCCCCCTCGTCAGCCCGCTGGGCCAAGGCAATCCGCTCGGCTTCCGACAACCCACGCCCGGCGGCGACCGCTTCGTCGTAGGCGTCCGGGACCAGTGGCTTGTTGGCCAAATCGTCAACAACTCTACCGGGCGGCGGGGCTTCGTCGGCAAGTGTTACAATATTACCTTTGACGCGGGCCGCCGCGGGGGGCTCGATTTCTGCCGCCAAGGCAGCATCGAAAGCATCGACAGCCGCCGCATCGAAAGCATCGACCTCGGCCCGGCGAATGGCGCCACGGCGTGCCAGCACGCCTAAAGGGCCACCGAGGCCGGAGCCGATCAAACCAGACATGGCCATCGCAGTCAGGCTTTCGCCCAGCGTCCGGCCTGCCTGCACCTGGTGGATGAAGGTTTCCTGCGCCGCCGTCAGCGCAATGGACGAGCCACCCACGAGCGCAGCCGACCGACCGAACGCCGCCAAGCCCGTGCGGGCGCCCGTCACAGCTTTGGACCCGACACCCGCGATGGGGATATAGTTGATTGGGCTACCAAATTGAGCAATGATGCTGGCAAGAATAGCAGGCAACGGCCCATCGCCGACTTGATCTTCCAACTCGTCTCGACGCCGCAGCGCGGCCCGTCGCTCGGCTAGATCGCGGGCAGTCAACACGTCGGCAAAAAACTCGGGCGTGGCCTTCTCGTCGTCCGTCAGGCTGTTCCACAATTCGGTGTCGGACAACTTGTTGATTGTGGTTGTAGGATCATCGCTGTCCGCATTTAGGAGAGCAGAAACTACGGCTCCGAGTTCGGTATTAAGTTGCCAATCGGCCCCGATCTGCCGCCCTGCGCCTGCGAAGAAGCCTGGCTTGGGTTGCTGGATGCCGCCCGGCAGGTATACCGTGATGGGGCCATTACCCGTAGTGACAGTCGGTTGCGTGGCAGGCACGGGCTCCCCGGCCGCGGGGGCGGCCTGCACTGCGTCAGGCGCGGCTGCCCCGGGAGGAAGCGTCTGCACGACGGCCGGATCGACGGGCGCGGGCGAGCCCGCGATCATCTCTTGGACGACCGGCGTGACGGGTTGCCCCGCGGCGGCAGAAGCCGTGGGCGTTGCAGGCGCCAGTGGGGCGACCTCGCCGGGGGCAATCTGGATGTTGGCGTTGGGTTGATCTACGGGAGCGATGCCCCCGTAGGACGCTCCGCCGGGCGCTACTTGTCCCGGTGCCGCAGGCTCGAAAGCAGGGTTGCCAGCCAGCGGATCAGCCCCGAAAAAGGGCCGGGCGCCGGGGGCATCCCCTCCCCCTTCGTGTCCGGCCGCGGGACCGGGGGCATGGGCGGCATCGGATCGCCGGACACGCGGGTCGGAACAACCTTGCGGCCCGAGATCACGGCGAGGATCGTCTCGGGCGACACGCCCGCACGGTTCACGCCGTCGCCTTGATAGACCGACCGGCCCGCTTTCGGCCCGGACACGAGGGGAAGAATGGCCCATTCTTGCGCCAGGTTGTTGGCGAACTGAGCCTCTGTGATTTGGCCCCTTGCAAACTTGTCCCACCCACGACGGCGCAGAAGCTGGAACCCCATGCGGTCCTGCATGGCTTCGTCGAACAACTCATTGCCGGTAAGCCCGAGTTCGTCGCGCAGGCTGGTCAGCGTCGGTGTGATGATCTGGAACTTGCCCGCCGCGGCGGAAAACGACCCGGCGCGCACCGCCTGTCGCTGCCACGCCAAGACTTCGTTGATGGTCATCTCCGTCAGCGGGCGCGGGGGTGGGATGCGGACGCCCCGGAAGTAGTCCACGGCCCCACGGGGGGCTTCCTTCGACGAGATGAAGGACAGGATGTTGCGGGCGCTTTCGGGGATCGTGGTCATGGAGTGTCTCCCATTCCGTAGTTGTTCATTTCGATGCGAAGTTGGCGCCCGCGCTCGGCCGCGCGGCTGCGGCGAAAATTGCTTTCACGGTCGATGCGGGCGCTGCCGTAGGCCATGTTGTTCTGGATCAACTCCCGCTCGGTCGGCATCGTGAACTGGACAGGCTGCCCGTTGGCCATAAAAGGGATATACGCCCCGCCCAGGTTGGCGCTCGGCGCCATGACCATGTAGACCGGGGCAAGTCCCGCGTTGACCCGCGTATCGGAGCCAGGCGCCGGAATTAGACGCGCACCGCGGAGTGGAACCATTTGCGTTCGACCATCTGGCCCGATTTCGGGCACCTCGAACCTGCGGGCCAGTTCTTCTTCAAGCACCGCATTTGCCTGGGCTGGTGTCAAGCCCTGCGGCAAGAACCGCTCGGGCGGGTAGCGCACGATGTGTGGCGTCCCGCCGGTCGAGGACACGCCATAGGTTTCGGAAAACCGGCGGTCGGCAATCTTCTCGGCCGCGGACATGCTCCCGGTCAGGGCGAACGCTTCGCGCTTGAACCGGATATAATCGGCAATCATCGTCGGGTCCACGTCGTCGCGGGACAGCGTGTTGGTCCACGGGATGAAGCCCAAGGCCCGGTCGTTGAACACCGACCCTGCGATGTGGCTTGACACGTCCTCCGGCGTGGGCGGTGCCGCGTCGAACTCGGCCGCGCGGGCGGTAACCCGTTCAGGGTTGCGCTCGGCGTCCAGAACGATGTTGGCGGCCTCGACCGTCGTCAGCCCGAGGCTGGCGGCAACAGACGAGACGCGCTTGACACGCTCGCCTGCGCCGCTGTTGGCGTAGGGGTTCCGCAGGCTGACCATTTCGTGCATCCCGGCCATCTGCGCCAGGCGCTGCGGGTCGTCCGACACCTCGGCGCCATTCATCATGCCCTGCACAAGCGTCGGCACTTGGCCGGTGCGGCTGGTGAACTCGACGATCTCGTTGGCTACTACCAGCGGGTCGGACGTGTCTCGACCGCGAGCCGCCGCGGTTTCCATGTGGACTTCCCATGCAGTGTCCACTTGCGCTTGGCTGTCAAGGGCGATGCCCGATTGGTGGCGGGTGTAGATGTCGGTGCGCTCCCGGCGCCGTTGGGTCAGTTCCCGGCGGCCTTGCGTGATCTGGGTCTGGATGCGAACGCGCTCGCTGTCATTGCCCACGTAGTCCCCACGCTGCACAGCAATGGCCAATTCTTCTTCAATGGCCGCCAGTTCTTCCTCGGTTTGGGCCAGCGCCAAGCGCCCGGACAGTTCGGCCCGCGTGGCGGCCCCGATCTCGGCCGCTTGGCTGACGCGCTCTTGCTGGAGTGTCTGGATGCGGCGGCGCGTGCGTTCGTATTCCTCAGGCGACAGGTCCGGCCGAACAAGGTTAAGCACCTCCCGCGCCTGGTCGAAATCGCCCTGTTGCGCCAAGCCGTCGATAATCGACAGATCGCCGGATTTGCGAACGGCTTCCTCAAAAGCAGGCAGACGCTCCGGCGCGATGGACGGCCGCAAGGCTTCCATCTGCTGATCGAACTCGGCCTTGTAGGCGGCGTAACCCAAGGGGTCCTCAGACACTCGGGCGCGGAACCTATCCAGTGCTGCGGTCGCCAGACGCTCGGCTTCACCTTCAACGACAGCGCGGCGCTGCGAACCAGCGGCGGTCGCGAACCCATCGCGCCGAACAGTCAAGGCCGACTGGAGCCGCGCCTGGTTTTCCGGCAGAGCCATTTGGTATTGGGAAGCGATCTCGTCGGCGAGCGCAGCCAGCCCGCTGTCAAGCTGTTCTTGATAGTCAAGGGCTAGCGGGTCGAGCCCATCCATGAACTCGGTCGCCCGGCGGACGTAGGCAGATTGCGCCTCGGCCAGTCGAAGGTTGTCCGACAGCGTGTCGTCCTCTTTCACTCGGGCGTTGCGACGGATTAGATAGTCCGCCACGTCTTCGAGAGGGTTCCGCATAGCCGGAAGCTGGCGCGACGGAATAAGGGCGTCCCCACGAACGCCACCAGCCACTTCCGCCTGTTGAAGCCGTCCTACCATTGTCAGCCCTTTCGTGCTTCTGCGGCCGTTTCATAGGCGTCCAGCGCCCCGAAACTGGCCGAGGACAGGTCGGACAGGAAGTTCCCGAAAGACCGCTGGCGGATGGCGCGCGACGAGCGCAGCAGGCTGTCACGCCGCATCCGGGTGTCTTGACGGATGCGGGTTTCCCCGCGGGCCAGTTCGGCCGCCGAGGAAGCAACGATTGACGCCCCGTCGATGGACAAGCCGCCCGCCCCTGCAAGCGCCAGAATACGGCCCATCTGCCGCTGGCTGTCTAGCTTGAAATCCCGCAACGCCCGGTCGCCTTGGACCTGGGCTACGTTGCCTTCGGCGCGAAGTTGCGCGGCTTGAGAGCGGCCATCTGCCATGCCAGAAAAAGCGTTCAGCAGACCCCCGGCCCCCGTCAAGGCGCCAATGCCTGTGGGGCTCGATAGGGTCCGCATCAGGCCGCTGGGGTCACGCAGGACCCGGGTCATACCGCCATACTCCAGCCTCATAGAACTTGAAACCGACCAGTTCCGCAAAACGCACCGCGGCTTCGTCGGTTCTGTTCACTTGTGCATATACCGGCACCGCCCACTCTGTCAAGGCGCGGCGGGCTTCGCGCACCAGCACCCGGGCATACGGTTTGGCGTGCCGGGAAACAAACGCCCAGGCTTCTCCGGTCGGCGCCACCCCCGCGCAGGCAATCACGAACCCGTTCTCGGACACGACCGTGCGGGCCAAGCCGGTCGCCTTGACCGCGGCCGCTGGGTTCTGCCACATGACACGGCGCACCGCGTCAAGAGTGCTCCCATGTAGACCACGGGGTTCCAGCCAGTCGAGGTCCCGCGGGTGGAACGGATGCGTCTCAGCGTTCATTGGCTTCGAGCCGGGTGTAGATCGCCAAAACCCCACCAGGCAGGGGGTCGTCTTGCTCGAAGTAGACGGACGGGTCGCGACTGAACTCGGACGCCGCCGTGATGTCCTTGTCCCCGCTGAACAGGGGCAGCGGCTCGTCCATGATCGTCGGCAGAGAACGAAACTCCACGGGTTCCAGGAACTCGGGCTGTGGGCCGTAGCCGATCCGCATACCCACCGTGTTCAAGAACCGCAGGACCACGCGCTGAACGCGGGTAAGCTGGCCCGAGAGGGAACCCAAGCCCCCTTGCGCCACAAACCGCTGGGTCAGCCCAAACGACTTGTAGGCCAGCCCCACCCGGATGATGCTGGCGGGGCTGTCCAAGGTGATCTGCCCGCCGCTGACTGTCTTATCCGGGCGGCGGGCACCGTCTGCAAAGACAACGACAGAGCGGCCCTCGAAATGCCCGAGAGTGTCCACGACTGTGCGTTCGACGTAGGCCGCGCCGCCCCCCTCGTAGGGTTGATCGGCCGTCGTGTCGCTGTCGTCGAGCGTAAGCGTCGTGCCGGACGTGACCGTAATTGTGAAGCTACGGCGGTTTAAGGACACCATGCGCCGCATGTCGCGGATGCGGACACGCTGCCCCGTCGTCAACCCGGCGGTGCTGGTCACGGTAAGCTGGCACGGAGCCGCTTGGGTCGCCGCCGTAATTTGAAGCGCCTGGGTGATCTCGACTGCGGCGTCAAGCATCCACGCGCCTTCTACTGCGTTGATACGCTCCTGCATCGTAGCCCGCGCGGTCAGGGCCGGGTCAAAGGTCGCTTCCATGCGTTCGATGGTGCGGTTGACCGTTGAACCGTCTTGGCGGTCCACAATCAGCCACAGGATGTCCCGATCCGCGCTGGGCATGATTGCAAAGTCCACAACGCGCGCCGCGGCGTCCAGCCGGTAGCCTGCGATCCGGTGTGTGTGAAACGCCACCACGCGCTGCTCCCGTTCGACCGTGCAGCCCACCAGAACTCCGTCGTCCTTCAAGCACCACAGGATTGTGTCGGGCGCCTGTTGGTAGGCCAGTCGCCGGGTGCCGCCTTTTAAGATATGTGGGGCCAAGATCGTCAGGTCGTTCGATACAAAGCGGTCGTCGGCAAGCTGGTAGACCATGCGCCGAAGCTGGGTGCCTCCGCGCTGCACAAACACTACGTCCCCGTCCACAATCTCCGGCGTGACGCGATCCGCACCCCGGCGTGTTGAAAGCCGCAAGATTGCGCTAAAGGGCGTCAAGATGCTGTCCTCCGTGGGGCTCAGGATATACTCCCCCACGTCGGTGCCAACCCCTAGGCTGTCGGCCGCGGACACCAGCCACTGGATCGTGTTTCGGCCGCGGGAAACGGCTCGCCGCGTGAAAGCCATGTTATCGGTCACTTGGCCATTGGCGGCCCGTTCCTCAAAGAAGTTGAAGTCGTCGGAGTTCGAGGCCCACAGACGGTCCGGGGCGTCCACTGTCCCGGCGTAGAACAGTCGGCCTTCGTAGAGGGCCACATACCGAGGACCGACTGTGGCGCTGAAAGCCCCCAAAGACCAGTCGTCCACCGCGGTCGTGAAAGGTGCGGCGGCCAAGCCGTCCCGCACTTGCACAGTAACGACGGTCGCGCTGGTAAACGCCGTGATCTCGAACCACCTTTGCGTCGTGCCGTTCGACAACCGAACGAACCGACCCACGTCTGCCGCCTCAAACGCCCGTTCAAGCCCTGCCCCAGCTTGGGTCAGAGTGAAGTTGGGCGCCGAACCGCTGATCTGGAACGTCCAATCGGGTTTCAGGTTGTTCAACAGCATCGGCTGGCGCCCGTTTCGCCACACTACTGCGGCGCCCGAGAAGCTGGTGGCTGATACGTTGTTCGCGGTGAAGATGTAAGCGCGGACGCCCGTCACAACCCGAAGCTGGTTGCCAATCTGCGCGTATTCCAGATTGGCCAGTTCGGTGGCGTCAAATGGGTGCGTCAGTTCCGCCAGCACCGTGTCGGTGTGGCGAACGCTCAAATCGTAGTTTACGCCCGTGCCATCGGCCCGAAAAGCCAGCATACGCGGGGTCCCATCCAACGCGGTAAAGGGGACCAACCTCTCCAGCCCGGCTGCCGCTTCGCCCGCAGTTACAAGCCGGGTCCCGCTACGCCGCAAGATAGCCCCCTGCGGCGTAATGATGTAGTTCTGCGAGACCCGAAGGCTCTCGAAATACTGATCGAGGTTGTCGCGTCCTTCTAGCCGGGGAGAGATTTCCCCGAACACAGCACCGCGCTGACCTGGGTTAGTTCGCATGTTGTCTCCCTACGCTGTCTGCGGCCACGCGCCCCTGAACGCCGAGGTCTGCAAGCTGCCGCGCATTCCTACGCGCGCAAACGGGCCAGCGGTCGATCCGGGGTCGCCTGTCGGTTCCCATGACGCACCGAACAGGCTTTCTTCCATCGCTGTGGAGGTCGTGCCGCTGCCGCCGCTGGCGAAGCTGACCGAGACGCCGGAGCCGATGGTGCCGTCACTCGGCGACAGGTTGTCCAACCATATCCGCCGGTTCGAGCCGCCCAGGCTGTGCACCTGCGTCACCCGGCCTGTGACCGCGCCAGCCGTCATCGTCGTGCCCTGCGTAATGGTCCCTGTGGCGCTGCCGATGTCCACCACATGCGTCGGAGTGACAGAGGTAGCCACCACATCGAGGAAGTTATAGGTGCGGAAGCCTCGATAGCGCGGGGTGAAGAACTTCCCACGCTGGAAAGCCCCGCTGTAGTTCCCTCCACCGATGACCGGCGCATAGACGAGATTGTTGGCCTCGGTGAAGACTGACGAGAAGCCGCTGTCGATGGAGTGGATTGCGGCGCTGGTATCGTCGGTGAACAGAAGCAAGGTGTTGCTGTAGGACTTGATCGGGTTGCTGCCAGCGCCCCCGGCATAGGCTGGCTGATTGCTGTTATTCGTCTCGAAGACGGCGTTGAAGAGAGCGGGCGAATTAAAAGAACCGGGCGAGGACAGTGCGCGGCTGTCAGGCCGATTGGGCGTGATCGCGCACTGGACATTCCGCACAGTGGTGCCGCCATTGTTTGTCTGGATCGCGCCCGAAAAGTTCGTGTGCCCCTTCACATAGAACAGGCCGTCCACGAGATAGTTGCAGGGTTGGCGCGTCCACCTGGGGTCGTCGTTTCCCACGTCGGACGGGAAGCCAAAGGTGATCTGCCCGCTCTCGACCGTGCAGCGGTCTACCACGAAGTGTGCGCCAGCGACGGCTGAGCCGTAGGAAGTCTGGAACCGCATATTTGGCTGCGTGTAGCCCACGTTCCCGAAGGAGTAAAAGTTTCCGTGGACGTTGAAAAGGTCGGACCGTGAGACGTATTCGAGATATCGGCTGGAACTGGTGCGGTAGCCAAAGCCGCTGCCGCTGTTGCTGTCCAGCATGGACCGACCGTCAGGCCGCGACGTGGACCGGCAGCCGATCATGGCAAACCCGCCGCCGCTTTCCCCAAACATGGAGGCATTGAACCGGTTGTCAAAGACGGTGTTGCAAGCGACCACAAAGCCGCTGGTCGGGGCCACGGTTGACCAGTTGAAGCCGGTCCCGTTGATCGCGTAAAGCGCCGAGTTCACATTCTCGAAGAAGCAGTCCGTGTAAGAGACGATGAAGTCGTCCTCGGGACTGATGAACATGTGCGGGTCGGGCGAACTCCCAGTGCCTGCTGCGGTATCCAGCCCACCCGTCATGCGCCAATTGCGAAAGGCAAAGTGTGCTCCGTTGCCCGCGCCGAGGTTGCGAATGGTGCAGCCGCTGGTGATGTTAGGCGACGCTCCAGAACCGTAGGCATCGAACAGGAACTGGCGCGTGGACGTGGCGGCGTTCATGCCGAACCCGGCAACTGTCTCTCCGCGCCGCGTCAGGATGCGAAACCGGGTATGCCCTGCCGCCCGCGCTGCGTCCCACGCCGCCTGAAGGGTAGTGTAGCGGTTGGCGACATCGTGAGACGGTCCGTCCCAAGTGCTGGACGGCGACACGAGATAGGTCTGCGCCGCCGTGAACAGCGCGTCCGGGTCGGCAACCTCGATGGTCCGCACAGTCGAGGTCGCGCGTCTCCCAGTCGGATCAATTGCCGTGACGATATGCCTGTAAGTTCCGGGCTGATCGAGAACGGCTACAATACGCTTGCCCGCGTAGTCTCCGCGCCTGTTCCAGAACTCCGGCAAGTGCTCAGGCGCGGAGAATGCAGACAGAGACCAGCCCGGATCGCCGTCTCTTGTGATCAGGTGCCGCCAAATGATGTCGTGTGCGTGGGCGTCGAAGCCCGTCTCGCTGCCAGGGCTGATTGTAGCGCCTGTGGCATCCGCGCGCAGGATGATCGTGTGCGGCGCGAAGCCTCCTGCGGCTTCCTTGTGAATGCTGCTGGTGACAGCCATCCCGCTTTCGCCGGTCCCCGGCGTCAGGTGGATGGACGACGGCGGCGGATCGCCCGCCAGCGTGGCCGAGACGATGCCCGAGGCTGTCAGGGCGATTAGGGATGTGCCGTTTGACCAGATCATGCGCCAATCCCCCTAATGGATACAAGCGGTTTGATGCGGAAGGTGGTCATGCTGGCTCCATTGAAATGGCTGCGACAAACGGATTTCCGTCGGTGCTTGTCCCGGTCACACCGTATGCAGCACTGGCGGACAGACCGGCTGCCGAACCGGCGCGAAGGCCTTGGCTTCCGGTAACCCCGTCTGATGTAACCCCCGCCGTCAGCGCCAAGGTAGAGCCATTATACCATGTGGTCGATACCGCCCCCAGAACCGCACCACCTTCGGCCACATCGACAACAGCGGTTTGCGGCGAAGCGCCGCGAATGATGGCGCTGTCGCGAAGCGTTCCGCCCGCAACCAGATAACAGGCGCAATAGTTAACACCTGCACCGCCAGCCCATATTGAAGCAATGGTGATGGTTGAACCTCCGGGTGCGGCGGTCTCAAAGGCTGACATTGAGTTGTCCCAACCGTTCGTAGACCACTTCACTGGACTGATCGTTCCGCCGCCGTTCACCGTGGCGGAAAAGAAAGAGCCCCCGCCGTATGGCTCGCCGCTGATAAAGAATACCAGCCTCTGCCCCGTAGCCGGAGCGGGGTTGGTAAAGTCAGCGAAGTCACCTGTGCCAAAGCGGTCACGCACACCCAAAAAGGTGACGGTTATACTACCAGCCGATGGCTGCCGCACAAACGCAACATCGGAGAATGTAAAAGCAGTCATCAGACAGACACCTGATGCGTGACAATGGTGCTGGCCTCTGTCGTGCTGCGGACCAGAAGTGTGACGACGATGACCGCACCGGCGGCAAGCGAAGTGGGCAGCGCCGCACCCATCCTGACCCAGCCAGAAGGCCACGCCAGCGTTCTGGCGGAACCGCCTGCCTCGATGCAAAGCGTCAGCCGCCGACCGGCAGCGTAGTTCGAGGCGGTGAAGGTGAGGTTGCCTGTGGCCGTGATCGTCTGGAACGTGCCGGTGAGCGCAGCGAGGTCGAGGTTGACCGTGCCTGTGGTGGCCAGCCCGGTGCCGATGATCTGCGTGTTGACAATGGCAGCACGAAGTCCACCGACCGTTGTCAGCTTGGGAAGGTTGCTGTCAGCGCTGTCAAAGATCGGGAGTTGATCTGCATCGACCGGCGTGGCCTTCGTGGCGCTTATCGTCGCGCCTACTGAGATAGTCGTGTCCGTGATCGTGATGCCGTCGCCAGCCGCCAGCCCGACGATGTTGCCGGTCGGCCCGCGCCCCACGATGCGAGACGCGGCGACGGGCAACTCAACAGGCACAGCGGACGACCCGGTGGCGTTCGCCAGCAACGATTGCGCTGCGATGTCCGACAGCCCGCCTGTGGCGTTCAGCGTCGTGCCAGTCATGGACAGGTTTGTGCCCAACGTGATCGCCGCAACGTCGCCCGTAGCCCCGCGCCCGAGAAGCTGAGACGCGGCAAGGGGAAGGTCAGACGGATCGCCAGTGGTGGCCGCGGCCCGGACTTTGACCGTGTTCGCCGCCATGTCCGCGACCTTCGTGTTGTCGATGGCGTTGTTGGCGACCTGCCCCGTGGCTAGCTGCGCCGCCACGATGTTGCCGCCAGCACGCCCGACGACGGTGTTCGCACCAACCGCAACCGCCGTGACCGCCGCCGTCGAGCCCGTGGCGTTCGCAAGGATGGTGTTCGCCGCCGGGCTGGCAAGCGTGCTGAGGGGCGCCGTGTTCGCTGCGAAGGCCCCCGCCGCCAACGTGCCGAACGCCAGTGTCGTGCCCGAGCGCCGCAGCACATGCCCGTCCGTGCCCGCCGCGATGTCAGCCCCGACACCGGACGAGTTGGCCGACCGCCCAAACACCGAAAGCGCGGTTCGGTTGCTGATCTTGGCGTCGGTGATCGTGGCGTTTTGGATGGTCAAAACCCCGGACGCGATCAGCGCATCTCCGGACACATCGCCCTGAAATAGCGTCCAGATGCTTTGCAGCGACAATGACCCCGAAACAGGCGTTCCGTTTGGGTCGTCCACCCCGTAAACTGCGTCGCCCAAGACCGGCGTAAAAGCGGGGAGGGCACTCAGCTTTGTGTCGGCCATTAGGCTGTCTCCAGAAGTAGTTTATCGCCGTTTTCGAGCAACAAAAAGTCGCCGTTTTCGAGGATTAGCGCATCCCCTGCGTTGGTGGGGGGCAAGGTGGCGACCACCGCTCGTGCCGCCCCGAACACCATAAGCATCTGGGTGTCGATTGTAAAGTCATCCTCGAACGGCCCCGACATCATCAACCCCCCGAAATCGGACCAGGGCGAGCCCGGCCGCGATAGCCCCAATGGCTGTCCACCCACTGGGACGCCTGAATGATCTCTGGTTGGGTCTCCATTGCGTTAGCGACCCGCGCTTCCCGGATGGCTTCGCGGAACCCAGCCGCCGCCAGTTCCAGCATCTGCGGCCCGGCTGTCAAGCCATAACCGACCGTCATGGCCAGCTTCCACGCCAAGGCTTCGGAAAAGGTCGGGTCGAACAACGACGTGTCCGTCACGTCCGCGGTGTAGAAGATGCTGGGGGCGTCATGGTTGACCAGCAGCCTTTTGCCCTCGATTGCGAACGGATAGCGACTGGTCGTGATGTTCTGATCCGGCTCGTCCGTGTCGAACAACCCCCGGAACTGAAGGCAGTCGTTGGGGAGATTGGCGGCCTTGGAAAAGCCAAACAGCGGGGGCGTCAAGGAGGTAGCCAGAACTGCCCGGCGGCGAGCAAAGTTCCACGGGTAGGACCGCAGCAAAACTCGGCGTTGGGGGTCGTATTGGGAAAAGGCGAACACGGCGCGACGCGACCCATCGTTCGTCGAGAGCGGGCTCTCTCCGATCTTGATAAGCGCGGAGTTGATGATGCCGATTTGCGACATGGCGTCCCGACCCTAGCATGAAAAAGGGCCACCCGCAAGGGTGGCCCCGAGAACCCCGTAGGGCCAAACGCCTCGCGTCAGTCGAGGACGTAGTAGATTGCCACCGAGATGTCGGCGGTGTCGGAGGGGTTGCCGCCCTCGAACTGGATCGCCACGGTCACGTCGGCCGTCAGCGGGACTTGCCCGCCGGTCGGCACCGGAGCAAACTTGACACCCGCGGCAGACACGTCGAGGGCCGAAGCAAAGGCGTTCTCGGTCGCCGCGTCCAGCGCGCCGTAGCCAATGTCCAGCGTGACCGAGGCGCCAAAGGCGCCGTGCCATACGGCATAGAACAGCGGCCGGGCGCCACGGGGCAGATCGAACAGGATAATCCGGTCGTTCTGCGACAACACCTGGTCGGTCGTGTAGTCGGCGTAGGCCACCCGGAGTTCGCCCGACAGTTCGGACGGAACCAAGAAGTCGGGCGCCCGGACGAGGGAGCCCTTCTTCGCATACTGGGTCGAGTTGAAGTCAGCCATCTGTCATCCCTCCAAATCAGTTCGGAACCGAAGTTTCGGCAGTGGCAACTTCGACCACCATTGCATCTTCGACACGCACAGCGCCCCACGACCCGTAGGTGTAGATTTGCCAATCGTGCCGCTTGTCGGGCCGCTCGGCCGCTACGGAGCGCGGCGTTTGGCCGACGCCCATGCGGATCGCGGGCATGGCCCATGCGTAGGCCGCCTTCACACCCGCTGACAGCGTGGGCAGGCGTTCGGACCGGATGAACCGGAAGCCGACGAAGGTGTTGATCTCGCCGTTGACCAGCGCACGAACCGTGTTGTAGTCGGCCGACGTGACCTCGGTCTGCACCAGAAGCTGGGACAGATCGTTGGCGTCCACGACCATGAACCGGGGGAACGAAGGATCGACCTCGTTCTGGTCCAGGATGCGCTTGGCGGCCAGCAGCTTCTGCCAGTTCAAGCCGGTGTTAGGGCCGACCGCGGTGGCGACCTTCTGATCGGCGGGCAGAGCAACGGCGGTTTCGGCGTTCTTGCCCTGCGCGGCGCTGCCGCCCAGTGCGCGGATGATCTCGTCATCCATGCTGCGACCCATCGCGCCAGCGTGGCGCATGGTGTAGTTCGACCGGGGGTCGATGAGCATACGGATGTCGGACACCTTGGAGATGCGATCCGCCACGTCGAACGACTTGATGTATCCCCAGCGCCGCGTGTGCGGGTGGGGGTTCAGCGGGGTATCGCCGCCGAGGTCCAGGACCTCATTGACTTCGACGCCGCCGAGGCGTTCGACGGCGAAGGACTCTCCGGTTACGTCCTGGCGCTCGACCGCGCCGATCAGGCGCGAGGTCTGCTGCTCGGACAGCATGTGGATGTTCGCGGAGAACGTATCCACATAAGACTGCGGGATGGTGAAGGGCATTGGTCTGTCTCCTGCCGTTCTGTTGGTTACACGGATGCCCTAGCGGGCCGCATGTCCTGCCAGAGTATCCCGGCCTGCCAACGCACGAAGCTGGAGCCGATCCAGGGTCAAGAGGAACCTGGATCGGGACCTAACATACATAAATATGAATGTCAAGCGGCCTCGCCGTTCGCGCGAGCGAACAGCTTTTGGGCCTCTGCGGCCAGAGCCCGCGACTGGGCCGGGTTGGTCCACGCCATCGACTGCGACTGTTGCAGCTTCTCCGTGGCCATTGCCCTGAGTTCGTCCGGCGTCTGCTTGGTGAACCCGGAAGCCGGGCGTGAACCGTCCGCCCCGAGGGGCTTGTCGCCCATCGCCGCAGCGGCCTGCGCGAACGCCTTGATGACCACCGGGTCGTTGGCGACCCCGGCCTTCTCCAACCGCTCGACGAGGGCGTCCCCACCCAAACGCTGCACAGCGTCACGGGCGGCGTAGATGCGTTCGTTGTAGCCCTCACCCCATTCGCGCTGGAGCGCGGCCTTGCCTTCGGTGACAGCCTTCTCAAACTCGGCTTGCTCGGCCTTCTGCGCCTCGCTCAGCACGCCACCGAGCCAGCCGTAAAGCGCGGACGCCTGCTTGGGCAAGAGGCCCGCCTCGTGCGCGACCTTCTTGAACGCCTCGCCAACCGGGCTTTCGAGTTTCAGCATCTCCGGCACTTCGGCCGGGGCGTCGATCTTGTAGGTCTCAAGCGTCTCGGGCAGACCGAACTTGCCGAGGATGCCGCGCAACGCCTTGCTGCCTTCCTCGCCTGAGGGGTCTACCGGCAGTTCGACCAGCCGCGAGGTGTCCTTGCCGATGTATTGCTGCGCGGACAGGTAGCTGTTCACCAGCACATCCAGCTTGCCCTCGGTCTTGGCTAGCGCCGGGTTGCTGCGAATGTTTTCCGGCAGGTAATCGAAGATGGAGCCCTCAAACGTCTTGGGTGCGTTCGGGTCGGGCGTCTGGATGTCGTCAGGCATTTCAGGTCTCCGCTTTGTTGCGATCCTCTTGGAGGATCGGGGTTTCGATCATTCGGCCCATGTGGGCCAAAACCGACCGGCTACCTTCACGGTAAGCGAGCAGAAGTCCGCTTACGTCGCGCTGGTCGAACATCGTCTTGGTGGTCCACCCGAACCGGGCTTCGAGATCGGCCAGAACGATTTGGCCTGCGCGACTGGCAGCCATGTCGTGGTAGGCCGCCGCAATTTCGTCTTGCTCAATCCGTTTCATCGTTGTGCCGCCATCATCTTTGCGGTTGCTTCGACGGCCGGAATGACCGCCTGGCTGGCGGCTTGGAGTGCCGCCGCTTGCTGTTCAGCCGCCGCGCGCTGGGCGCGCAGTTGCCGCTTTTCGGCTTCCGACCGGCGCATCCCAAAGGGCGCACCGGAGCCAGCGTGAATGACAAGTGCCGCCTTCTTGGCATCAAACTCGTCGAACACCTCGGGGTCGATCTGCGCCAGCAGGGCCAAGCCCTCGAACATGCGGATCGTCCCGAGGGCTTCAAGCTGGTGCCGCGAAGCCGACAGGGGGCTCTTGTATTCGATACGAACGCCTGCGTCAAGCAGTTGCTCCGGCAGAGGCGCCACCGCCCCAGCCTGCACGCCGAGATCATAGGCGCGCTCGATCAGGCGGCTGTGCAGTTCCTCCTGGAGGCGCACAATCATGGGCGAAATCGCCCGGTTGCGCTCGTCCACCTCTTGCAGGACTTGGGTCGCCGTTTTGACCGGGCTGTCCGGTGTGGCAAACAGGGGGATGAAAAAGGCATCCCGCACAGCTTGCTGGCGCTGTTCGAGCAGGGCGTTGCCCATCTCGATGCGGCTAGCGCCGGGCGGGATCAGAGGCGAGGGCGGATCGCCGTCGCCAAAGGTCAGCCCGCCGGGGAACAGCCGCAGGGGCGACATAAGGCTGCCGTCGCGCACGAACAAAGGCGGGTCCACAATCTTTTCGGCCCCGCGCAGGATCGTGTCCATCATGCGGTTGGCCATGCGGATGTCCGGCAGCGCGGTCATGCCGGGCGACCGACCCCACTTGTCGCGGCCGTTGCGATACCACCGCGCCACTGTGTAGGGATGCGTCTGCTCGCCCTTGATGTCCACCACGCGCTTGGTCTCGGTGTTCACCCATACCGACACAAAGTTGTCCCCACGGTGCTTCCCGGGGACCTTTTGTGCCAGCATGTAGGCTTGCGGCGCGGACGGGAACACGGCGTGGACGAACTTGACCTTTTTCTCGGACGCTTTGGCTGGGTCCTCTCCCTGGTCGGGTTCAGTGCCTTCATAGGTCGTCAGGGCGTTGCGGCCGAACCGCTGCCGGGCTTGGTCGTGGTTGAACTCGTGGCGCCGGAAAACGGCGTTCGGGAACCCGAAGGCATCTTCCTCGAACACGAAGTTGGCCAGGTGAATGTCCTCGGTGCGGAAGAACCGACCAATCCGTTCGGCGAAGATGCAGGACGTGCCATAGGCCCCCAAGTCAAGGTAGTTGACGTGCAGGTTCTGGTAAAGGCGCGAGGTCGGATGCGACATGAATTCCATCAAGGTCCGCTCGGTTTCCTCAATCCCCGAACGGATCGACACGTCCTTGGCAAAATCAAAACCGGCACCGGACGCCCCCACCCCGAACCACTTGCTGTCGGGGTTGTTCAGCATGTTGTGCAGGAACGATCCGAACAGTTCCAGCGAACGGGCGCCCGTGCTGTCGAGAAGCCCCCGATTGCGGACTACGCCGGGCGACACCTGCACCGTGAACTCAGCCTTCTCGGGCCACAGGTAGTCGCTTAGTTCCTGCCACAGATTGGTGTAGACCGACTGCTCGCCACGAAGCGCGGCCTCCCGCAAGCAGATCGCCTCAGCCAGTTGTCGTATCATGCGCCCCCCAGGATCGACCGCGTTCCACCCGGCTGCGGGCCGCCTTGGCGCCCAAGGGTGAAAGCCGCGTCGGTGCCTTGCTGTTGCGCAAGCAGCGAACGCGCGGTCTTGCGGGCTTCTTCGGCGCGCTTGGCTTCCTCGGCGGCCAAGCGCGCGGGATTGGACGCGGCCACGGCCTTTTTGGCGTCCTGCTCTGCCCGGCGCGCGGACTGGACTTGCGTGACGGCACTTGCCGCCCCCGCTACGCCGCCGATCACCTTGACCGCCGTCAAAAGCGCCGCGGGGGCGCGCAGCATCTTGTAATTACCCATCGAACACTCCCGCTTTCTGTCGCTTGTCACCCTGCGCCCGAAGCGCCCAGAACCGTGCTTGTCCGAGTGGGCCTCGTTCCTCCAGCGGCACAAAGTTCGGCGACAGAGGATCGTCCTGCTCCGCAAGGCGCGGCATGTCCTCGCGTATTGTAGGGCCTGCCGACGCATAACGCAAGCGCCGTTTCTTGATCCGTTCAGCCTCCATAGCAGCCCTCCAGAATGTCTTTCAGCAGCGCCGGGTAGTCTGACCGGCCGTCGCGCAGCGCAGCAAGTGCGATGTCCTGCTGCGGCTTCGGGAACACATGCCAGCGCCACGGGCAGTATCCCGAGGTGCATCGGCCTTGGCAGTCCGCGTGAAAAGGAAAGGTCGAAGGCGCCAGCATCTCGATAACCAGCGCCGCGGCTTCCGCCCTGTCCACGCTTATGTCCCCGAACATCAATCCGGGGAACAGGTCGAAGCAGATTGCGTGGGCGATCTCGTGGTCTAACACCGTCTGCGCTTCCGGCCCCTCGGCCCACGCGGCAAGAGCAACATGGAGCACCGGGTCTTCGGGGTTTGCCAGGATCAGCGCCCATTCGTCGGGAATGGTGTGGCTGTGCAGGGCGATCTTCCGGCTTTCGTCGTGCCCGTCCGGCTTGAAAGGCCACGCCCAATCGCACATCCACAGATTGAAGACCGCCGTGATCGGCCCCAAATGGTCCGGCGTAAGATCACATGATGGCTGCCGATTGTCCATTTCTCTCGCTTTCTTTCAAGGTCTTGAACGCTGCCCCCATGTAACAGAAAGCGTCCCCGGCGTGGGAGTGGCTGTCGTGCAGGGGCGTTTGGGAAAACGTCCGCAACTTCTCGTTGTAGGCCCGTCGCCACAGCGCCAGATGGTCCAGCCCGACGTGGGTCGTTTCGGCGTGGAACGTGCAGCGCCCGATCAGCCACGTTGCCGAAGCCACCTTGTCTCCCACCGACATCTTCTTGACCACGCTAACCCGGATGCCGAGTTCCTGCAACACGTCCCGGCGCTTGCCCGCCCCGAGTTCCCGCACCTCCACGTCGTGCGGAAAGAACATCTTGCCGTAGCGGTAGGGCTTTTCAGCCAACTGGTCCGCATACCAGTCCAGCGTCATGCCCGTGCCTTCGAGGTAGTCCACCACCCGACAGGTGTCCCCGATCTTCTGAAAGAACCAGATCGCCGTGGCGTCGTCCATCCCCAAATCCCACGCCGTGTGAACCGGCAGCATCGGATTGTGGCGTTGCTCACCCACGCGGCCATGCTCCCGCGCCTCTGCAATCTCCCGGCCCAGGATCGAGCCCTCGACCGCGGCGTCGAACGAGCACTCCATCTCCTGGTCATACTTCGATTTGCCGAGGTCCATCCGCATGGCAATCAACTCCGTTTCGGGGATCACCTTGGTTTCCGACGCCCGCATCAAGGTTGCCGTCCAGTCGTCCCGCTTTACGACCAGGATTTCCCCCGTTTCCGGGTCTTGTTCCTCCACCGCCAGTCCCTGTTGCCACCGCTCTGCCTTTGTGTGCATGTCGTAGGCATGGTCCCGGCCATAGGGCGTAAAGATGAAGTCCGCCCACTGGTTCCTGCGCCCCATTCGATCCAAAACCGCCCGGCTGTTGTCGGAAAGCATCGGCCGAACCTGTTGATACCACGACGACGGAGGTATCCACGGCCACTCGTCGAACACCGCGCCATCCAGATAGAGCCCCCGGACGCGCTGTTTCGGGCTGTCCAGACCGTAGAGCCTGATCCGGGCCTTGGCTCCCGTGCGCGTCGGGAAAAAACAGGCCAAGTCGGATTTATTGCGCCATTCCGAGGCCGGTAATTTCAGTTTTTCGCACAGTTTTTCGTGGAAATTGGCCAAATAGGTCCACGCAATGTCCTCGGCCTGCGCATAGGTCGGGGCAAAATAGGCATACCGCGGGTCGGGAAGGGGGTTTTCTACCGCTCGGTCCACCAGCTTGGCAATTTCCATGACCGTTTTTCCGAACCGGCGATGTAGAACCCGGCTGTTGAACCGCCGGTCGCCCGCCAGGATTTGCGTTTGCAGCGCCGAACGGCGGTCGTTGGGGTCGAACACGCCAAGATAGCCGAGAATATCGGGCGGCAGCGCATCCACACGCTGGCTGGACGCATCTTTGATGAGCCGCGCGGCGCGGGCTTGGAGACCAGACATGGCCGCGACTGTATCCTACGCTGCGGCGGCCGTCAAGTGTATTTGTTTTGGACCACAATTTGACAAAAATATTCTGAAAAAATATAGGGTTCTTCCGGTGGGTCGGTAATACCTCCATAGGGGTCCCTGTGTGCCCGGGGTATACCCCCCTATCGAAGAATATCGAGTGCTACGCACAAGCCTATAGTGGCGATTGTTCACCTTTGGTTAACAATCGCGGGG